CTACAGGAAAAACTACTATAACTGGTAGTGCTTCAACACAACTAGCAAGCGCATCTGGCGGGTATGTGTTTAACGTTAGAGAAACAACTGCGGGAAATACTTGGACTACTAGTTCTTATACAGTTACTATTGCTGAAAATACAACAACAAGTTTAGGTTCATTAATACCTGCTGCGTTAGTAGATGCAGGGTTAGTACATGTAAGAGGCTCGTGGAATGCTACTACTAATAAATTAACACTAACACATGAATTAGGCGGTGAATTTGAATTACTCGAAGTAACTAATACTCCTTTAACACAATGTGGATTTGCATCATACGATCTAGACACAGGTGCCGGAACAGCAAATTTATATGCAACTGATGCTGGAAGTTATACTTGGATTGCGACTCATTGGAAACCTTTAAGATTTGAAGCAAGACCCGATGCTCCAGTTACTACTCCTGCAGATGGAACACTTTGGTACGATCCAACAGTAACCGAAGTTGATATTATGGTCCATAATGGTACAACATGGGTAGGATATCATTCTGTATATCCTAACACCGATCCAGAAGGTCCTATAATTTCTGCAACAGAACCTACTGAACAAAGTGATACAAGTGCGTTAGTAGAAGGCGACATTTGGGTAAGCACCGCAGATATTGAAAGATACGGAAAAGATATCTACGTTTACGATGGAGCAAATTGGGTAGCCCAAGATGTTACAGACCAAAGTACACCGGACGGTTGGTTATTTGCTGATGCAAGATGGGCAGCATCTGGTAGTACATTAGTTGCAGGTGATATCGTTGATCTGTTATCTAGTGATTATCTTGATCCTGATGCTCCTGATCCTGCACTATATCCACGTGGAATGAGATTGTGGAACACTAGAAGAAGCGGTAGTAATGTTAAAAAATATGTATCAGGTTACATTAACAAATCTGCAAATGACGGCTTAAACATTAGATTTAACGATCAATCAATGGCTAGTTATGAAACAGATCGTTGGGTTAGCCAATATCCGGTCGCTGAGGATGGTAGTCCTCAATTTGGACGTCATGCACAACGAGCACAGGTTGTTAATGCATTAAAAGAAACTATCGATGCTAACTCTACAATTAGAGATACAGATACTCTAAACTTTAACTTAATTGCTGCACCGGGATATCCTGAAGCAATTCAAAATATGGTTGCATTTAATACTGATAGAGGACTAACTGCATTTGTTGTAGGTGATACTCCGTTTAGATTACAACCCACAGGTACTGCATTATCAGCATGGGGTAATAATACTGCCGGTGCATTTGATAATGGAGATGACGGTGCAACTAGTTACGACGAGTATATGGCCATGTGGTATCCTAGCGGATATACTAACGACAATACTGGAAATAAAATTGTTGTTCCGCCTAGCCATATGATGTTACGTACAATTATTAATAGTGATGCTAAGAGTTATCCATGGTTTGCTCCTGCAGGAACACGCCGTGGCGGAGTTGATAATGCAACCAGCGTCGGATATATTGATGCAGAGGGAGAATTCAAAACAACAGCATTACATCAAGGTTTACGTGATGTATTAGATGATGTTAAGATCAATCCAATTGCAACACTAACTGGTGCAGGAGTTTTAGCATACGGTCAACGTACTCGTGCAAGAAATGCTAGTGCATTAGATAGAATTAATGTTGCTCGTTTAGTTTGCTACTTACGTAGACAGTTAGACATTCTTGCAAGACCATTCTTGTTTGAACCTAATGATGCACAGACTAGAAGAGAAATTAAAGCAGCGGCAGAGAGCTTAATGTTAGAGTTAGTAGGCCAAAGAGCCTTGTATGACTTTATTGTTGTCTGCGACGAATCCAACAACACACCTGCAAGAATTGACAGAAACGAGTTGTACATGGACATAGCAATTGAACCAGTTAAGGCTGTAGAATTTATATACATTCCTTTGAGATTGAAAAATACTGGCGATATTGCAGCAGGCCTATAATAGGTAAATACTAAAGAATAAGGAGCAGTTAAATGCCAATCGCAAGTTTAAATAGATTTACAGTACCGTTGAGTGCTACTCAGGCAGCATCAACTCAAGGTCTGTTGATGCCTAGATTAAAATATCGTTTTAGAGTTACATTTGATAATTTTGGTGTAGCAGGTACTCCTAGTACAGAATTAACTAAACAAATTATGAATGTATCTAGACCTGAAGTAACCTTTGAAGAAATAAAATTACCAGTATATAATAGTACTGTTAAAATTCAAGGTAAACATAGCTTTGCAGATGCAAAAGTGACATTACGAGACGATGCTAGCGGAGTTGTAAGTAAAAAAGTTGGAGAACAATTGCAGAAGCAATTTGATTTCTTTGAACAGAGCGGAGCCGCAGCCGCAATAGATTATAAGTTTAGAATGCGAGTAGAAATACTTGATGGCGGCAACGGTGCATTCGAACCGGTAACATTAGAAAGTTTTGAATTTTTAGGATGCTGGATTAAACAAGCAACCTATCAAGGCGGCGATTACGGCAGCAATGATCCTATGGATATTGCTCTAACTGTCTGTTACGATAATGCAATACAATTAGAATCTCCAGGCGGACCTGCAAGCGGTATAGGACTAGAAGTAGGACGAGTAGTACGTCCAGTAGGCGCCCAAGGGTTAGCAACTGGCTAAAATATATCGAATTTAAGAATGCTCGGAATTTCCGAGCATTTTTTTTTGACTAAATAATTGCATGTCGACAGCGTTTAACAATTATCTTTCTGGAACAGGTAATGTCTTTTTAAGAGATTATCAACATGCAAATAGATTGTATGTAACAGATACATATGCAAAAAGTCCTAAAGTAGGATTCTTATATTACGTAGTTTTTAAAATCAACGAAAGCGCAGTAATAGATCAGGGTTGGATTGGTAGTAAAGGATCACGAGATGTTGGCCTTTTAGCAAAAAGAGTAGATTTACCAAAATTTAATATTACCGCAGAAACGCTAAATCAATATAATAGAAAAACAGTTGTACAAACAAAATTAACGTATTCTCCTATAAGCATAGATCTCCACGATGATAATAGCGATATTACACACAAATTTTGGGTAAATTACTACAAGCATTATTATGCCGACGGCAATTACGGAGATAGTTCTAGCGGTAAAACCTATAACGGTAGCGGTGCAGGTGGATTCACTGATACTAAGTACGGAAATAAAGATTATACCTATGGGCTATACGATAACGGAGCCACAAGTCCTTTTATAACTTCTATTGATATCTATGTACTCCACAATAGAAAATTTACTCAGTATACCTTAGTTAATCCAAAACTAACAGAATGGTCTCACGATTCTGTGGATCAAGCAGAAGGTGCCAAGATATTAAAAAATAGATTTACAGTTGCATATGAAAACGTAATTTATAATGAAGGTGCCATTGTACCGGGATCTGCTCCAGAAGCATGGACTTCTGTTTATTATGATAATACTAAGAGTCCATATGGTGTTGCTGGCAATTCTAGAAATCCTTACGATCTTTCCAGCGGTAAACTAGTAGGAGGGAATTATAAAAATCCTAATCCTTTATTAGACCTAGCAATGATTCTAGCAAAAAATTATGTAAACAAGAATGGTGTTGGAAAATTAGGACCTGTAGGATATAATATTGCAGGAGGAGTTTTAGGTGCGTTAGGAAAAAATCCTGCAGGAAAATTTAGTTCTCCTAATTCACAAAGTACGAATCAACCGGGAATTTTAAATTTACCAGGCGGAGTTGGCATTAATATATTCAAAGGAATAAACACTAGTGTTGACGGAAAAATAAGAGCAAATCCCGCAGCAATAATATTTCCTAAAGGATAATTATGTATTCAAATATTCCAGTATCTTCAGAAACAAATTCTACCTTAACTGCGTTTGATCAATATAATAAAGAAATTGTAGAAATTAACCCTACTGCACTTGCAGTAATTAAAGCATTTTTTACAAGTAAAGGGTTCGGTGAAGTTGCAGCAGATACTATTTCATCGATACTTATTATTCAATGCAAGAATGACGGGTATAATCCTATGGTTATACTTGATAGTTTAAAAGGATTAGAAAGTGTTGAATTATCGGGTATAGTTGCAGAAATTTTAAATTACAATAGATTTAAATCAAGTAGCCTAGGATATGCACAACCTTTTCAAACTACTTTAGAAGTATCTAGAAATATTTTAGCATGAGTCTACGTTTTAGTAAAGGTATATTCACACCTAAAAATGTCGAGAAGTACATAGGGCATTCAAATCCTACATATCGAAGTAGTTGGGAATTTACAGTTATGACCTTTTGCGACAATAATCCTTCTATACAACAATGGGCCAGTGAACCTATAAAAATTCCTTATAGAGATCCATTAACAGGCAAACAGACAGTTTATGTGCCAGATTTTCTAGTAAAGTATATCGACAAGAACCAAAAGCAACATGCTGAGTTGTGGGAAATAAAACCAGAAAAACAAACCATCAAAGAACGTGTAGGTAAAAATCCCTACGATCAAGCCCAATTTGTTAAAAATCAAGCAAAATGGGCAGCAGCATCTTCATGGTGTCAACAGCACGGAATAAAATTTAGGATTTTGAATGAAGGCGATATTTTTCATAATCCTAAAAAACGAAATAAGTAGTAATATGACTAAAAGACTTGAAGAAATTTTAAATATAGATCAATCTGCTGAACCTCTTTTGGAATCAAAACCTGAAGATGTTAACCCTGTTGCTACTATCGATCTGCAAGAGAAGTTAGAAGAATTTGATAAAATATCAGCCGCATTACCTAGAGTAAAAGGACTCGGGGATGTTAGTGATCAAGAATTAGACGACCTTGCAAGTAAAGCAGAAAAAGCCTACGATGACCTAATGGATTTAGGTATGAATGTAGAAGCAAGATACGGTGCTAGAATGTTTGAAGTTGCTGCACAAATGATGAATGCAGCAATACAGGCTAAATCAAGTAAGATCGATAAGAAGTTAAAAATGGTTGATCTTCAACTTAAGAAACTGGCCATAGACAAAAAGCATAGTGCAGATCCTAGTTCACCTGTAGAAGGAGAAGGATATATTATCACTGATCGTAATAGTATCCTTGAAAAACTTAAGAATCTGAATAAATAATTAACTATGAAATCATTTAAAGAATACTTAACAGAATCTAAAAAGCAATATGATTTTAGAATCAAAATTGCAGGAGATTTCACCGCTGAGCAAGAAAATTCTCTTAAATCTGCATTAGACAAATATGCAATAAGTGGATTTAAAAAGTCAGGAAAAACTCCTATACAAGAATTGCCTTTAGATTTCCCTCAGGTAAAAAATTGTGAAGTTAATATATACGAAGTTACTCTAGATTACCCTACTACACAATTTGAACTAACTGAATATATTGCAAATCATTGCGGTGTTAATAGAAGTCATCTTGCAGTTAAAAGACCTGGAGAACCTAGCGAAGAATACCAAACTCCTGCAGAAGCAAGAACTGGTGCTTTACTAGACGATCCTAATTATAAAGAATCGCCTAATGCAAAGTTTGAAGATTATTACGGCGACAAATATAACACAGGGTTTGTTAAAGAACTAAATGATATATTGAAACTACAACGTAAAGAACGCGGCGAACAAATACCTACTGATGGTCCTGCTAAGTTTAACACAGATGCAGATCCTAATACTACAAGCCCAGTAAGCGGCAAAGGAAACTAATATGGAAATGATTGACGTTTTAAAACGACTAGCAGAACTAGATGCAAAAAACCCTAATATTGTTAAGGAAAATGCATCAGTAGCAGAGTGTGGAATAATGCCTGAAATGAGTGCTATAGCACCAGAACGTCCCCACACTCCTGCGACCGTGAATATTTCTGCAGATTCTGGAGAAGAATTGAGTTCAATGTTGAGAGACATTATGACTCTAGCAGGTAGAAGTCAACCGGATGCTACAGAACCAGATGCAATGTCTGCACCTGTTTCAACATTAGAACCAGCATCTCCAGATCTAGATCCATCGACTTCGATGAGAAGTGTGTTAGATAAACTAAATCCTGATGACGAAGAAGATGGTACAGATGATGTATCTGTTTCTCATGGTGATGTCGATAATGACGGAGATCATGATATGAACGATCATGATAAAGAAAAAGTTGACGAATACGACAACGAACCTAATCCAGAAACAACAGGTTATGGATCTTCTGTTCCTAGCGGAAATGATCTACACAAAGAAAAACATCAATATCCAGCAGCACAACGTGGTGATAATGCCATGGCAGCAACCTATGAAAGCCTAATGTCAGAATATAAAAAGTTCATAGGTGAAGATCAAGGTGCGGCGGAAGGCTCTTTAAAACAAAAAATTAAAACTACCCTGAGAAAATTAGATCCAACTATCAAAGGCAGACTAAAAAACCGTGCTGATGATGAGTTTGACTTTGGTTTAGAAAAAGATAACGGCGATTGGATTAGTGGTGCTCCTGGTAGTGCCCATATGAAACACGCTGCACATTTACGCAGAATAGCAAAAGGTGAAAACCCATTCCAGGATAAGAAAGGTGTGGCAGAAGATGTCAATATTAAAAAATATGCCAAGCATCTTAAACACCTAGCAATGGATTTAAAAGACTCTGGTTTAGAAAAAGATGTTAGAATATTTTTAAACTGGGCTATTGACAACGGACAATCTACTTTAGATGACGCATTTAGCCTTGCGAATGACATTGATTTATCAGATGTAGAAGAAGTCTATCCTGGTGTTATTGCAGGATACGAAAGGGCCTACGAATTATATTATGGAGTAGATGAACAAGTTGTTAGCGAACTAAGCAAAAAGACATTAGGAAATTATGTCAAAGCCGCTGCTAAAGACGCAGAAGATGCAGGCAGAGATCAAGAGCATTATGGACACTCAAACGATTACAAGCGTGGAGAGAAGCGTCAAAAGGGCATTGAAAAGGCTGTAGATCGCTTAACAAAAGAAGATAGCGAATTGACAGCAATGCTTCAATTAGCAGGTCTTAAAAAATAAGCATTTGCTCGACTAACCAATTAGCCTCTTCGGAGGCTATTTTTTTCGGTAAATACGACTATGGGAAGCAAAAACTTAGATGGAAAACTTGTAAAATCTGCACATGCGACGCAGAGATTTACAGAAGAAGATTTAGAGAATCTTGCAAAATGTATGGATCCTCAAATGGGTCCACATTTTTTCCTTGAAAACTTTTTCTATATACAACACCCTGTTAAAGGTAAATTACGATACGAACCATTTGACTATCAACGTAGATTAATTGATAGTTATCACCAGCATAGATTCAACGTTAATTTACTTCCTCGACAGACAGGTAAAACTACAACTGCCGCTGGGTATCTACTTTGGTATGCTATGTTTGTACCTGATAGCACTATCCTTATTGCTGCACACAAATATACAGGTGCTCAGGAAATTATGGTGCGTATTCGATATGCCTATGAAATGTGTCCTGACAATATCAGAGCAGGTTGCACAAGTTATAACAAGCAAAGTATTGAGTTTGAAAACGGTTCTAGAATTATTGCACAAACTACTACTGAAACAACTGGTCGTGGTATGAGTTTGTCATTATTATATGCAGACGAATTTGCGTTCGTAGCACCAAATATTGCTAGTGAATTCTGGACTTCAATATCACCTACACTAGCAACAGGTGGTAAAGCAATTATTACTTCTACTCCTAATAGCGACGAGGATCAATTTGCACAGATATGGAAAGAAGCAAACAAAAAATTTGATGAACATGGCAATACTACAGATGTAGGAAAGAACGGATTCTTTCCATTTAGAGCATATTGGAATGAACACCCGGATAGAGATGAAACATGGGCCGAAGTTGAACGCAGTCGAATAGGCGAAGAACGTTTCCGTCGCGAACATGATTGCGAATTCTTGGTATTTGATGAAACTTTAATTAGTAGCATTAAACTTGCCGGGCTTGAAGGTAAAGAGCCATACATGAAAATGGGTCAGGCTAGATGGTATAAGAAAATTAATCCTATGAATACATATTTGCTAGCATTAGATCCTAGCCTAGGTACAGGAGGGGATCCGGCTGCTATACAGATATTAGAAATACCTAGTTTTGAACAAGTCGGCGAATGGCAACATAATCTAACCACTATTCAAGCACAGGTTAGAATCTTAAGAGATCTTTGCAATTACATTAACGAAGAATGTTTATCAAAAGGAATACAATCTAGTATCTATTATAGTGTTGAAAATAACAATATAGGAGAAGCAGCATTAGTTGCAATTGAAGAAATTGGAGAAGAAAGTATTGCTGGGTTGTTTCTGAGTGAGCCTATCAAAAAAGGACATGTTCGTAGATTTAGAAAAGGTTTTAACACAACTAAAACAAGTAAAATAAATGCCTGTGCAAAACTTAAACATCTTTTAGAAAGTGACAGATTAAAAATCTATTCAAAACCTTTGATAAGTGAACTTAAAACATTTATTGCTAAAGATGTTAGTTTTGAAGCAAAAGTAGGACAGCACGATGACCTAGTAAGTTCGCTACTGTTAGCAATAAGAATGGCATTAATGTTGCAAGATTGGGATCCTGCAATATATGATAAAATGCGTGAAGAAAAGGAAGATGAATTCATCATGCCTATGCCAATTTATATAAGCAATTATTGATAAATAATAAACTATGCAAGCTATTCAAATAATTTCTCAAGATCTTTTTGACAAGGTTCGAAGCCGATTTCAAAATTTAGAAATGGGCGACCAAACTGGTGCGGTCACTATTGATCCTGCAGAAGCAAGATTTTTCGATTTTGATTTTATACACGAGGGTGTAAATTTAGGTCGAGTAAGTATAAGTCTAAATGATCTAGGCAGTTTAAAAATTTACTACAGCCAAGGTATTACTGAAAATCAAGACGACAAATCAAAAAAATATTGGTATGCATTTTTAAAAGAAATGCGAGTATTTGCAATGAGAAGACTTTTAAGATTTGATACTAGAGACATTGCAAAAACAAATTTAGACAAAAATGATTTTCAACATTTAGCCGCAACACAGGCTCCGAAGGAAGAACTTATGAATATGAATGAATCTCGTTGGACAGGAAAAAGTTCCAAGAAAACTAGCAGGGCTGTAAAGGGTACAACCGAAGTAATCGTTAGACATCATAAAGCAGTAGATGAAATGTTCCCTGGTGCAAGAAGTCAACGAAAAAATATCAAAGCAATTTTTATTCAAAATAGAGATGGTGAAAGATTTAAGTATCCATTTATACATCCTGCAGGCGCTTTTGCTATGGCACAACACGTTGATCACGGAGGAGTACCTCACGATCCGGCAGGCAAAGCAATTATACGTATGAGTGAACAAATTGCTCAATTACAAGAATTTCAACGACAAGTACAACACACACAGTTACATGATGACGCAATGGGCATAACTGAAAAGGCTGTAGGCCGTCTACAAGAACTAAAAGCATGTATGGAACGAATTGGAAAGCGTCATCATTACGAATCATGGATATCAGAATTTAATGAAAATGAAGAACCATTAATGGCAGATTTAGACCCAGTAACTTTAGAAAACTATAAACAGGCATTTACACAATCAACATTTAATGAGAATCTTGCAAGTTTATTTCCATTGATACATAGTATCATGCAAGAAACAAATCATATAGACCTAGAAGATTACGTGAAAGAAGGAACATGCAGCCAGTGTCACGAAGACCCTTGCTCTTGTGAAAAAGAAGAAGATGTAAAAGAAAATGCATTTGATCAATTTGCAGAATGGGCCGAAGCAGTAGAACAAGGAAAGTTAACAGATGACCAAATTGAAGGACTAAAGCAAGCACTTGCAGAATTGCCCGATGGGAAACTAGATTTAGGTCCTGAAGGTCAAACAGCACTACAATTCTTTAGTGAATTTGGTTTAGAAGACAGCGATTTAGAAGAAAAATTAAAAGCAGCGGTAGAATTAGATCCTACATTAGATGCATTAGAAGTGTTAAAAACTTGGGCAACAGAAAACTATCCAGAACTATTGGTATCATTAGGTATAAGTGGAGAACAACCTCAACCAGAGCAACCCGCTGCACCAGAAGCACCTGTTGCTGAAGGTATTGATCCTAAAGAAATGATTAAAGAAGTTGCTAAAATTGTTAAGAGTTTTTACAATAGAGATAACCCAGAAGTTGGCCCATTTAGGGGTGGTGAAGGTATTGCAATAGACGTAGAAAAACAAATTAGTGAAAAATTTGGTGAAGCAGTAGGACAACAAGCAAGAGAACTAGCAGAAAAATTTATGGCAAAATTGACACAAGAATGGACAGAGCGTCATGGAAGAACTGATGTTCCTGTTGATCAAACTGATGGATTGGCAAGACTTAAAGAACTATTAGGCAATGTTAAGGCAAAAGTGGAAAGTTTATCACCTGAAGAACAATCTGAAGAAGCGTTTGATCCTTCCCAAATTGATAAAGATAAGGCTAAAATTCCGGCATACAAACGTAAACAAGATTATCCAGTACAACAATCAGCCAACCAAGCAATGAAAGATAGAAATGACAAGGCCGGAGCAGATGTATGGAAAAGTGCTCGTAATAAAGAATCAATAGAAATGGAAAGTATTTTAAAATTAGCAGGTTTGGCAAAATAAATCGAAAAAACTAAACATTTGAGGTTGCGATAATAA